CAACCTGCTTGTGCTAGTTATAACGGTTCAGTCGCAGACATAAATTTTGGTTCACCTTTTTATTCAATCTCATCAGGAAATTCAGACGGCGATGGTTATGGAAATTTTGAGTATGCCGTTCCCACAGGCTTCTATGCCTTAAACACTAAGAACTTGGCAACATACGGATAGGAATAGACATGGCATACACAACAATTAACGATCCAACTCAATACTTTAATACTGTTTTATATACAGGTGACGGAACTAACCCTAGAAGTTTAACAGGTGTTGGATTTCAACCAGACTTTACATGGATTAAAAATAGAACAGATGCTTGGGGGCATGGATTAACTGATAGCACTAGAGGTGGTGGAAAAACTTTAATTAGTAATTCCAATGCAGTAGAGCAAACTAACTATACTTGGGGTTATGTTAATTCATTTGATAGTGACGGATTTACAGTCACCAATGGCGGAAGTGGTGATGACTTTGTTAATCAAACAAGCGATAATTATGTATCATGGAACTGGTTAGCCAATGGTGGTACTACCTCATCTAACACAGACGGAAGTATTACCTCAACAGTTCAAGCGAATACTACGGCAGGATTTTCTATAGTCACATATACAGGAACAGGTGCTACTGATGAAATCGGTCATGGTCTTGGTGTTGCTCCTAAAGTAATAATACTTAAAAGCCGAACAACTGCAACAGATTGGATTTTTTATACAACAATAATTGATGGTTCATTGGATTTTTTGAGATTAAATACTACTGCTGCAATATCAAATTCTAGTGCTACTGCACCAAATTCAAGTGTTTTTTATCAAGCCACTGGAATAGAAAATTATGTCGCCTACTGTTTTATACCCATAGAAGGATATAGCAAGTTCGGTAAGTATACAGGGAATGGAAGTAGTGACGGAACATTCGTTTATACAGGGTTTAAACCTGCATATATTGTAGTAAAAAGATATAGCACTGCAGGTTCACATTGGATTACTTTTGACAATAAAAGAGAGACATACAATGTAAATGATAATTATCTAGTTGTCAGTGATAGTGTTGCTGAAGTAACAGGATATGACCAATTTGATTTTTTATCAAACGGATTTAAAGCAAGAATAGCAGATAGGTCAATGAATACATCAGGTGCAAATTATATCTACATGGCATTTGCAGAAAACCCATTTGTTACATCAACATCAATTCCCGTTACTGCGAGGTAGATATGAACTTAGATAGCAAAACAATCAGTATTATTATGGCAATAGTAATTCAGTCAGTATCACTAGTTTGGTTTATATCTAAAATGGATAGTAGAATAGCCAATAATGAAAGAGATTTATCTAAGGTGATGAACATGCACGATAAGTATGACCATATGGAAAGACAGATAGATAAGCTGATGTGGTTATTAGAGCAAGATGCTCTATCAAAATAATTGATTTGAATGATTGAGTATAATACTATAGATCCTTTACACCACAATTTACTGAAAGGAAAAGATATGACCGCAGCTGAAGCACACACTATTGAAAAAGAATATTACGAAATGAAAAAGACTTATCATATGGCTCTAGATATGTTAGAACAAGAAAAAGAAAAGAATAAAATATTACGAGCTGAAAACATGGAACTTAAATATCAAAAGAAACCGAGTCAAGCCGCATGAACTTACATGCAGAAAAACTAGCTAACCTAGATAAGGAAGTAGCTGTTATTTCTGAACGTCTAAATACTATTCAAAACAATCACTTAGCTCATATTGAAAAAGATATGAACACTATCAAAAAAGTACTCTGGAGCGTTGGCTTCTTAGTATTTTCTAATTTACTCGGTATCGCTATATCTATACTGTATTAGGTATGAAGGTATACCTAATACTGATTGCCTGTGTGCAGTCGCTAACATCTCCATTGAATGAGGTATGTATAGCAGAACCCTTATCTCAACCCTTTAATACACTTGCACAGTGTGTTGCATATGTGGATAATTTTAAATATAATTTAAGAGAAGAAAAGGATTTGTATATTACAGGATTCTGTACAACAAAGAGTGATGTATACTGAACTTAAAGAGAGGATCAAAAAACATGAGGGGTATTGTGAACAAACTTACAGAGATACATTGGGATATGAAACTGGTGGCTATGGACATAAGATCATACCTGGTGAAGATATACCGACAGACAGATCAGGATGGGAGGCTTTATTTGAGAGTGATTTTCAACGTGCAGTTGATGGTGCTGAGAACATTCTTAGTGGCTATGATATTGCTGAAGCAGCTCGTGAAGTTATTATCGAAATGGTTTTTCAAATGGGGGAAGGTGGTGTATCTAAATTTAAAAATGCATTGGCACACCTTAAAGAACAAAGGTATAATGATTGTGCGTCAGAAATGTTAAACAGTAGATGGGCAAATCAGACACCGAACAGAGCAGAATCTCTAGCTGCAATAATGAGGGAGATCAATGCTTAACTTACTCGGACCAGTTGCAGGAGCAGTATTTAAAACTATTGATAAAGTTGTCGATAACAAAGGTGATGCTGAAAAACTTAAAGCAAAAGTCCAAGAAAAAATCTTAGCAGGAGAACTAGCAGAGCTAGAAGGTGCTGCTAAAATTATACAAACAGAAGCACAAGGAGGATTCTTACAAAGAAACTGGCGACCAATTATGATGTTGGTCTTTGCTGCATTAATGGTAGCCCATTGGTTTGGGTTTACTGCACCTAATATACCAGAATCTGTACAGAACTCTCTACTCAATATAATTCTTGTAGGAATTGGAGGGTATACAGTTGGAAGATCAGCAGAAAAAGTGGCAGATAAATTTAAAAAAGAATAAAAGGGGTAGGGGTAGACCTAGAAAGAATGAAAGTACCCCTTCTACGCCTCTTAAAACAGGAAAAAACGATAGAATTTTGGTCATCTCTGACCTCCATGTTCCTTATCATCATCCTGATAGTTATCGTTTCCTTGAGTCTTTGGCTAATAAGTACAATCCTACTAATGTTATCCATATTGGAGATGAGATGGATTGGCACTCAATTAATGTTAGTCATGTAATCAATCCAGACTTACCTAGTCCTGCTGATGAATTAGAAATTGGTAGGTATCACATGAAGAAGCTAGAAGCTATGTTTCCTGTGATGACTATATTAGAATCTAATCATGGTTCTATGGTGCTTAGACGTGCTATGGCAAAAGGTATGTCTAAATACTTTCTTAAAGACTACAATGAAATACTAGATGTTGGACATGGATGGCAGTGGAAAGAATCACACTGGGAAGAAACACCTATGGGTAGGGTTTACTTTGCCCACCAAGTATCTAAGAACATTGTGAAGGCAGTACAGATGATGTCAGCTTCGGTAGTTCAAGGTCACTACCACACACAATCTAATATAGAATATGTGGGTAATGACTTCCATTTAAACTGGGGTATGTCTGTTGGTTGTTTAGTTGATAAGAAGTCTATGGCTATGGCATATATGAAAATAAATATGGCAAAGCCAATCTTATCTTGTGGTATTATTACTAATGGTGTACCATCAATCGTTCCAATGTTATTGAGGAAGGATGGTACTTGGGATGGGCAAATATACCTCTAAAGAATTAAAATACTTTAAACAAATAATTCAGCAAGGATGCTGTGTTCCAGGCTGTATGTCTAATTCACCTATGAATGTTCATCATCTACGTGGTTCTCAGGTTCAATATAAACGGTCTAATCAGATTGTAGTACCATTGTGTTTTGAACACCATTCGGAACTGACATGGGGTAAGTATAAACCAGAACATAAGTTTTGGGAATACTATGATTTTGATGCTGTTGATTATGCTAATGAACTGTATCAGATGTATGTGACTGAACGACTTTAAGTTCTTTCATTCTATCTTCTATAGCTTTGGATGGTTTCTTTTTCTCTACTTGTTTACCTGAAAGAGCTGCTGCCATGATGGCATAAGCAGCGAATATTGTATCTGCGTCATAACCAAACTGTTCAAGATAAGTAGAATAGTCATGCAAAGTATCTACTAACTTGTCTAGTTCGCCTTTAATTATCAGTGTCATCACCTCCTTATAACATATTAGGATGTCAATACTAGGGGATATATATATTCTAGTACTGACACCCTGATTCCCCAACAACCTAGCTAGGTGAAGGTTATACCTTACATAACGGAGGGGAAACTTTGTTATGGCTTTGTTTTATTCTACTTATCTATGAGTAGAGCAGGAATAAATTTAACTGGATTTCCTCTTTTTCCCAGACCATAAAACTTAAAATGGAATGTCGTTTGGTATCTCATCATCAGGTAGTTCGTCTGATGAATCAGATGATTTCTTAGCATCACCTTTACCACCCAACATTTTCATTACACCTGTTACTCTAGGTATAATGATAGAGGTGTTGTATTTTTTAGTACCACTACTATCAGTATATTCAGATACATCTATCTCACCTTCAAGATAGATCATAGTACCTTTACTAACATACTGTTTAATAGTGTTAGTTAAGTTAGGATCAAAGGTGGTAATCTTATGCCAAGTAGTTTTCTCTTGCCATGTACCATCTTTGGTCTTGATCTTTTTTGATGTAGCTAAACTAAAGTTAGCATATTCATCACCTTTACTGGTAGCTTTGATCTCTGGATCTGTACCCAATCTACCTACTAGTATTACTCGATTAATCATTATCGTTCTCCTTTTTTATTTTATCTTCTATGATTCCAAAGAATCTTATTAGTGTGTTATGCATGTCATCAAAGGTGGTATTTAAATTTTCTAATTGTTTACTTACCTCTTTGATTTCATCTGCTATCCATTCATATGGATCATGCTTTTCAATCATGTAACCTCCCTTACTTTTGATTGATCTACGTTTGATTTAGCAGCAAACTTTTCTTTCATTTCTGAAACATATTTATTGCTATCAAACAATCCTAAGAATACATCTGCTGACATACCTAGATGCGACATAGCTTTAGTCATAGCATCAGTCATAGCTTTCTTAGGTGCTTCATCATCTAGTGAACCCTTTGTATTGTATAAAGGATTGACTGCTGATACTGGTCCATACCAATTAAAGTCTTTACTGGTATCTTGTTTCCAACCTATCTTTAATTCAGCAAATACATTTTGCTCAGTATAGGTATACTTTACTTCGTATGTCCAACCTTCACCTACTGGACCAAAGTAATCAGTCATCCTCATTACTTGATACATAGGATCAGTTGTTGTTAGTGTTCTACCAAACTTACTAAATGGTTTGGTAAACTTAGGATCAGTATGTTTGAACTGATCCCATATTCTTTTGTTAGTCATGTAGTCCTCCTAGTTCATCTATGTCTACGTGTTCATCTGGTTCGTCATCATTTATAATATGATTCCAAAATGTTTTTTCTGCATTAAGAAGTTTGTTTTGAAACTTTTTATCTTTATCAACAACAAATGCTTTGTAATCATGGTTACCATATAATACTGATAGCCAACATCTTGGTAAATTAGTTACCATCATGTAGTGTTGTAATTGTGCATAGTATCTTTCAAGAATAGTTTGATCTTTAGTGTAAGCTCTTACGTGTTTAGCTTCAAAGATACCTTGTTTCTTGAAGTTATCATCTAATACATAACCATCTAAGTGAGCATATATGTAATCATATTTTTTGTGATACAAAGTATCTGGTTCTTCCTTGACATATAAACCATTGTTATGTGCAGCAAACCATTCTCTATTAAATGGTTCGGTATAGATACCCATCTGTACTGGTAGTATAAATGAAAGATCATCTAATTCTTTAAGACCTTTCTTTTCTAGATATAAATCTCTCCATTCACCAGCTACTATCTTAGTAGCATCACTGCCTCCTAGACCTAACGATCTGTCGAACATCCTCCCGTTTATTAATTGACTCATCTAATTTCCTCTCAATTAGTTTATCGAACTCTTTTCTTCTAGCCCAGAGTTCGTTGGCTATCTTCCTAATAGATGGATTAACATATGGTTTATTTAATTCTAATCGTAAAGCATTAGCTACTTCCTTATTCTTTTCTATATAACAGAAGTAACAAACTCTATCTATCCACCATCTTTTGCGTTGTATCGGATCTGCTTTGTTATATTTTTTCTTAGCTTTAAATTTAAATTTTTTATCTGATACAAACTTTCTAATGATTGTGTTCGGATCTATCATAGTTATCTATTGCTTTTTGTAGATACCACATAGCCTTTTGTAAATCTACAATCCCTCCCTTGTGTTCACATCTTACAACATACTTGATAACATTACCTAGTGTGTAAGATAATTTCTTAGCTGTTATAAAGTCATAGGTTTCTATGTTGCCTACTTTATAATGGTCAGGATTGATTTGATCTGTCACTTGGATTCCACCTCACGTCTATTAGTCTATATGGTTTAGTATCATACA